GCTCACCGCGAACGTGGGGATCGTCACATGAGCGGACGGCTGGCTCTCCAGGACGCGCTGAAGGCGCACAGCGAGCGGGTCACGCGCCGTCACAAGAGCGTGCGACGCGGGAACATCACGACCCTGAACCCGCTGACCGTGGAGCTTCAGGACCACGACATCCCGCTGGTCGAGGACGAGGACTTCGTGCTGTCGCAGTGGGCCGAGGTGTACCGCGCGAGCACCAAGCTCCTGGTTGGCGACGTGGTGCTGATGCACCTGGAGGACGACGACTGGACGCTGACCGATGTCATCTCCGACACCGTGCCGGGCAAGATCGGCGGCAGCGGCGGAGCCGGCGGTAGCAGCAGCGCATCGGCTCTGGTGATCTCCGCGCGGGCGTACCGCGCCGCTGCGCTCACGCTCCCCGCAAGCACCTGGACGAAGGTGCCGCTCGACACCGCCAGCAGGGATCCGAGCGGGTGCTTCAACCTCACGAACGGACGTTTCACGGCCCCCGTCACAGGCGTCTACGACGTGACCGCCGTGGTGCAGCTAACGAGCCTGTCAGCGACCGGCACGTACACGACGATGGGCGCGGCGATCTACAAGAACGGCGCTCAGTTCTCGCAGGCGGCAGACGTGGTGGCAGTACAGAGCTACTTCAGCGTCGAGCACGCCGACCAGATGCAGTTGACGGCCGGTGACTACCTGGAACTGTGGGCCTACAACCAGCAGGGCACGGCGATCTCCGCCTCGGCAGCGAACACGTACCTCGCGGTCACGCTGTATACCGCCGGTACCGGCCCAGCGGGACCGCAGGGCATCGCTGGCCCGACCGGAACGACGGGGGCGACCGGGGGGGTTGGCGCGACAGGACCACCCGGTCCTCAGGGCGCAGCCTCGACCGTGCCCGGACCGACCGGACCGACAGGACCAGTCGGGCTAACGGGTGCGACCGGCGCGACCGGTCCGGTAGGACCGACCGGTGCAGCTTCGACTGTTCCGGGGCCAACAGGATCAACAGGTGCGACCGGCGCGACAGGTCCGATGGGGCCAATGGGCACCGTCTACGACACCGACCAGGTCGGCACGATCAAAGCGTGGTCCGGCGCGTCGATTCCGACGAACTGGATGCTCGCCGACGGCAGCCCGCTCAGCCGCACCAACTACGCCGCCCTGTACGCCGCGCTCGGCGGCGCAAGCTCCCCGTGGGGGCAAGGAGACGGCAGCACCACGTTCAACATTCCCGACCTCCGCTCCCGGATGATCGTCGGGTCCGGCGCAGGGCCGGGTCTGACGAACCGCGCACTGGCTGCCAAGGGCGGCGAGGAAACCCACGTCTTGACGATGGGAGAGATGGTCAGCCACGACCACGGTGCCGTGACCGGCACCGGCACGACCGGCGGCGGGACGACCGGCGGGGGCACCACCGGGTTGGTGTCCAACGACCACACGCACACGTACTCGGGCACCACCGCTACCGAGAACCAGGGCTTCAACTTCAACTACTCGGGCACGACGAGCGACGTGTCCCAGTGGAACGGCGTCCAGGGCTACAACGTCTGGTCGTGCACGGGCGGCGCGAACTTCGTGGCGATCACCTGGGGAGCCACGCTTGTCGGCGGAGATAACCGCAAGTACAACGACTTCGCTCATCAGCACACGTACTCCGGGACGACCGGCACCCAGAACCAGAACCACAACCACAACTTCTCCGGGACCACGTCGGGGATCAGCGCCAACCACAGCCACTCCGTCCCTGGGCTCAGCGTCCCTGGGCTCAGCGTTCCTGGGCTCTCGATCAGCGCCCAGGGCGGCGGTGGGGCTCACAACAACATGCCTCCGTTCGTCGCCGTCGCGATGATCGTGAAGGTCACCGGGGTCCAGGTCGATTCAGGCGGGGCAATCCAAGGAGCGACCGGCCAGCGCGGGGCGATCTGGTACATCTACAACGGGGCCGGGACGCCCTCTCCGAACACGTTCGTCGGCGAGTTGGACGGCGATTGGGCGATCCGCAAGAGCGACGGGGAGAACTTCCAGCGGGTCAGCGGCGCGTGGGTGGACCAGGGCTTCACGAATCGTTCGACCGCGACGACGACTTCCGCAAGGGCGTACCGCACTGCCGCTCTCACGTTGACATCGCAAGCGTGGCAGGCCGTTCCGCTTGACACGGTTGAGTACGACAGCGGATCGAACTGGAACACGAGCACAGGCAAGTTCGTGTGTCCGACGGCGGGCTACTACTTGTGCGCTGGCATGGCCGGGTCTACGCCCGGTACTGCGCCGGGGATGCTTGTTGGCATTCAGAAGAACGCGACGACTCCCTTGGTTCGAGGCTCCGCGCCAGCAGCTATCGGTTCGCCGCTTGGCATCACGTCAGGGCCAGTCGCCGCCGTCGTCCAGTGCAACGCGGGCGACACGCTTGCGCTGGCGTGCTACCCGTCGGCAGCGGACCCGCTGTACCTCGGTTCGGGCGGAGCGTTCCTGTCCGTCACGCTGGTCACCGCAGGTCCGGGACCGCAGGGCCAGCGGGGGGCGAATTGGTGGACGTACAACGGGGCTGGCACGCCGCCAGCGAACACCTTCCCGACGGCGCTGACCAACGACCTGTGCGTGAGGACCTCGGACGGCGAGGTCTTCATATTCACGTCGGGAGCGTGGGCTGACCAGGGCTGGACGGTCAAAGCTGGCATCGGCCAGACGACTACAGCCGCACGGATGTACCGCAATACGGCGTTCACGCCGCTTGTTGGCTGGAACAAGATTGCGGTAGATACGGTCACCTACGACGTGAGCAGCAACCTGGCGAGCGTGCCGAATGGGCGTCTGAACGTTCCGACCGCAGGGGCTTATCAGGTGAACGCTCAGGTCGCTTGGTCGGCAACGTCTGCGACTGTAAGTTGCATAGTGGCGCTTTACAAGAACGGTACTGAGTACAGTCGCGGGAACCAACTAAACGTCACGGGCAACGGCTCAAACGGGCGCGGGCAAACTGTCAGCGATGTCATCCAGTGCGCTGCTGGCGACTACATCGAGTTGTATGTGTACGTCAATGTGAACTTCGGGCTCGAAATATATGTGACCGAGAACTTCCTGTCCGCAGCGTTGATCACCGCAGGGCCAGGGCCGCAGGGACAGCGCGGATCGACCTGGTTTACCTACGCCGGGGCCGGGACACCTGCCGCTGGGACGTTCGTCGGCGAGCTTGATGGGGACCTGTGCGTTAGGTCTTCGGACGGCGAGGTGTTCAAGCGCACGGCTGGTACCTGGGGCGACCAGGGCTGGAAGGTCAGTTCGACGCCTGTCTCGATGGATGCCTGGCACTGGGTAGGAGCCGCTGGCGAGCCAGCGTTCCAGAACAGTTGGGTGAACTACAGCGCCCGAGCCTCCTGGGAGCAGTGCTCGTTCCGCAAATACCCCGACGGCAAGGTCAGGCTCAGAGGACTGATCTCAACCGGCGCGGCTGCTACGACGATCTTCCAGTTGCCCGTCGGCTATCGCCCGCCTGCGCCGTTGATCTTTGCCTGCGACACGAACTCGAATGCGCACGTCCGAGTCAACGTCCAAACCGACGGCACGATCAATGCTGCGAACTCCAGTCCTGCGTACCTGAGCCTCGCGAACGTCGAGTTCGACACTGATTCCGTCACTGTCATGTCGTCAGGTCCGCAAGGACCGAAGGGCGACCCCGGCACTGCCAGCTTCTCTGACCAGATGTTCACGTTCGGGCCGCAGAACCTCACATCGAGCATGGTGCTGTGCAACTTTGTCAACCTGAACGGCAACCAGGACATCGAGTACGAGGTTGTGCTGGACCTGCTGGTGACCGGCGCAGCAGCGAACTTCTATTGCTGGTTGCAGCCGAACGGCAGCGCTGCGAACTTCACGTCTTTCGTAGAGAACCGGGTGTACTTCGACACGGCAATCGCCAGCAACCAACTTGGGACAGGGACGATCACGCCGTATGGGTTCTGTGCGGGCCACGCTGACTGGAACACGGGCGGGCGGATGCACGCCCGCGCTCGCGTCTCGGCGCTGATCATCAGCGGTCAAGGAGCGGCGAACGTAGGGCGTCCGTCGTTCCATGAGCACTCGTTCTTCCCGAACGGGAGTTCTGCGTATCACATGAAGGCCCAGGGCGGAACGACGTGGTGGGATGCGGGCACGAACATCACGTCGCTGCAACTCGTCTGCGCAACGCTGGCCGGGCAATTCCTTACAGGAACCGCAACCGGCAGAGCGAGCCTACGAATCCTGAGGTGACGAATGACTGGTCGATCAACGATCTCTTGAAAGGACGGACCGCATGCCGAAATACGTTGTTTCCCTGCGACTCGTAGCGGACAACCACGATGCCCTGCTCGCGCGAATCGCGGAGTGGGAGGTAGACGAGGAGGAAGGCGTGCTGTCCGTCAACACCGAGCCCGAGTTCGTTGCGGTCCCGCCCAAGCTACGAGTTGCTCCAACCACCCTGCCCGCTCCCCCGGAGCCGCCGCCGTCTGAAAGCTGATCGCTGTGGGTGCCATCGAACCAGACTCGCTCGACTACGAGCTACTCCCACCAGACCCAGGGCTGATCAACCCGGACCTGGCGCTCGACGCGGCGCTCGCGCCGGTCGAGGAGATCGAAAACGACTCCCCGGCTCCGTTCGGGCGGTCGTGGCGGTTCGACTTCGTGGCCGGGCAGTTCGTTCGAGACGGGACCGTCCCGAAGGTCGTCTACGAACTCGACTCGCTGATCATGTGGGTCGAGAAGACGCTGCGCACCGCGCGGCTCGCGCACTCGATCTACTCCGACGAGTACGGCGTCGAGGGGGCTGCGACGTTTGAGCCCGTCGGGCGGCAACTCGATGAGGAGATCCTGAACGAGTACCAGGATGCGCTGACCGAGGCGCTGCTGATCCACGACCGGATCGTGTCCGTTGAGAACTTCAGCTTCGACCAAGACCCGTTTGAGGAAACGCTCCAAGTGTCCTTCACAGTGATGGTGGACGCGGCCCCGCCGTTGGAGCCGCAGCCGCTTGAGTTCTCCGACGTGCCCGTAGGACCATGACCGACCTCGCAGATTTCACGGAACTGTTCTCCGAAACGCTCGCTCGCGTGCGAGCCCGCCTCGACGCCGACGCGAACGCGGGGCTCACGCAGGACGACCCCGACTGGGTTGATACGCGAGAGGGTGGCTTCTACTTCGACGTGACCCAGCCGCCGGCGATGGAGATGGCAAGGCTGTGGGATGCGATGACCGAGGCCGCAGCAGCGGCGTTCCCGTCCACCGCGTGGGGCGACTACCTGGACGAGCACGGCGCGACGGTCGGACTGACCCGCTCCCCGTCGCAGGCGGCGACGGGGCAGTTGGTGTTCGTCGCAACGGCCCCGGTGCTGATCGCGACCGGGACGCAAGCGTCGTCGGTCGCGACGACCACGGGTGACGTGATCACCTTCCAGACGACCGACGGCGGAACGACGTGCCCGCTGCTGACAACCCCCGCGAACGTGCAGGTATCAGCCTCGCAGACAGGCGGGCATCTGGTCGCCGGAACGCGCTACTACCACGTCACCGCGCTCAACCAGTTCGGAGAAACGCTCGCTTCGCTTGACCAGGCGGCGATCACCTCCTCGAACGTGGGGCAGAACACAATCACCTGGCAGGCGGTCAGTGGCGCGTCGAGCTACCAGGTGTATGTGACGACAGTCCCGGCGACGGCCGGGCAGCTTGTCGGCTCGACCGTCGGGACGACGTTCATCGACAACGGCACGATCACCCCGTCCATCCTGGAGCCGACGCTGAACACCACCTCCGGCATCGTGCTCGACGCTCAGGCGACCGCAACGGGTACCGCTGGCAACGTGTCCGCCGGAGCGATCACGTCGCTCGACACCGTTCTCGCGTCGGTCTACTCGGTCAACAACCCGGCTGCGTTCGAGGGCGGGCAGGACGACGAATCAGACGACGACTTTCGCACCGAGATCCTCGGCGAATACCAGGGCACCTCCGGCGGCGGAAACGCGGCGGACTACCGGCGTTGGGTGCTGAGCCAGGGCATCGAGCGTGCGTCGGTGATCCCTACCTGGAGCGGTGCCGGGACGGTGATGGTCGTGATCATGGAAGCTGACGGTTCGCCGATCCCGTCGATGGTGCCGACGATCCAGACCTACCTCGACCCGGTGCAGGGGCAAGGACAGGGACAGGCCCCGATTGGCGCGAGCGTGACGGTCACGACCTCGACGCTGCTGATGGTCCAGATCGCCTGCTACGTGACCCCGGTGTCCGGCTACTCGCTCGATGGGAAGAACTCGACCATCGCGTATCGCCAGGCGATCTACAACGCGCTCACGGCCTATCTGAACAGCCTCGGGCCGGGCGACGTGATCGCCTTCGAGCATGTCCAGGCGTGCTTCTTCGTGCCCGGCGTCCTGAACATCAGCGGCACGGTCGTCAACGGCCAGAGCAGCGGCACGATCCCGTTGTCCAGCGGCTCCTCGCCGCAGGTCGCACGGCTCGCAATCAGCCCGCCGACCTGGCCGAACCTCACCGAGCCGTAGGAGAGCGCATGAGCTACGTCACAGGCAGACCGCCGTACAACACCCCGAACTTCGGCTTCCCGCTCCCAGGCGGCACCAGTCTGGCGGACTACATCACCTACACCGAAGCGCTCGCGAACGCCATCGACACAGCGATGCAGACGATGCAAAACACCCTCAACCCGATCAACGCCGCCCAGCCAACGTACGTCGCGAACCTGCCGACCACCAACCTCGTGGACGGCCAAGAGGTCTACTACCAAACGTCCGCGATGGCGAACAACGGCCAAGCGTGGCATCTGCGCTACCGCGCGGCGGCACCCGCCTCGACCCGCTGGGAGTACCTTGGCGGAGCACCCATCGACCAGGTCGTGCCAGGCGGTGCGGGCGGAGGCGGGTACGCCGGGCCGCTCGCGTCCGGCCTGAACCCAGTGCCATCCGGTCCGAGCATCGTCGTGCCGCGACCCGGCGACTACATCTTCAACTTCGGAGCGGTGATCCAGTCCGCGTTGGTAGGGACGGTCAACGTCGGGATTGACGGCGGCGGGATCGCGTCGAACGCCGCGCCGATGATCCAGTTCTCGATCAATACGGCAGGGGCCACGTTCCGCACCGCCTCGCTATCTGTCCGGCGCAACGTCAGCACCGCGAACTCGACGCTGGCGATGTTCGCGACCGCCACTGGCACTGACGTGACCGTCGGTGCTCGCTACCTGAGCGTTACCCCGATCAGGCTGGGCTGATGCCATGCCAGCGGTAGCGCTGACCCCGGCCGCAACTGCCGCCACAGCGGCCGTTGGGACGGTCAGGACCACCGCGCCGCTGACCCCCACGGCGCGGGCTCTCATGCGGGCGCTGAACCAGGTTGGCGTCCCGGCGATACACACCCCGAGCCCGCAGACATGGGACAACCTCGCGAGCCTCGGCACCTGGGACTACGTCGCCCGGCTGTACGCCTCCTGGGACGACCTCTACTTCAACCGCCAGCAGCCCGTACCAACCCCGCCGATCCCAGGGCCGCAGGCGGGCGTCACACCAGACCTCGCAGGACTCAGCCTGGCCGGTGCCTACCAGGCGGGGCTCGCGGCCGGGTACACCAACTTCCAGGTGGTCGCCTACCGCCAGGCGTACATGAGCAACCCGGAGTTCCTGTACCTGGAGGCCGCGCCCGCCGTCGGGTACGTCGCGCAGACCACCTCGCCGGGAACCGGCGGCGGCGGAAACCCAGGGCCGAACACGCCGCCGCAGGGGTCGTTCTTCACGTTGCAGCCAACCCCCGGCGTCGCGGACCAGAGCCCTAACCCAGGCACTCCCGTCGCGACGAACGGGACGTTGTCCTTCGTGTTCCAGGTCGGCGACGACCGCCCGGAGCCCACTGACGTGCAGGGCTGGGCGACGGACGGCCCCGATCCCCAGTCGGGAACGTGGGTGTACTGGCGGTACTCGTTCCCGGCGAACAACGTGCCGCCCTCGTTGCAGGACAGCATGAACGTCTACAACACCCCGCCGATGACCCCGGTGGACATCACCAGCGTGGAGTGGCCGCTGGTCGCCCAAGACCCGCTGGTGATCTTTACCGCCCCGCCGCCGCTGGCACCCGAAGACCTGCTCAGCGAGGTGCCGCCGTTCGAGCAAGGTAGCTATGAGATCGCGGCGGTGTTGCGTGTGCTCGCCAACGAACTCGCGCGGATCGACGCGGGCCAGCAGGCGCTGATACAGCAGTGGTTCCCATCGAGCGCGGACGTGCTGCTCGCAAGATTCGAGGCGATGCTCGGGTTGCCAGAGGAGCCGCAGTCCGCGACGGGCATCCCCGTGCAGTTGTCGGTGCGGCGCAACCTGGTGCTCGCGTACATGCAGCGACTGCGAACCGAAGGAACAGGGCTTGACTGGATCGCGAGCATGAACGCGCTCGCGGGCAGCGCCTGGAACTACCAGGAGCACAACCCCGCCGACCCGGCGTCTCCGCCTGCGTACACCATCGCCGTGAACATCCCGCAGGTGTTCGCGACGGTCGGCTGGAACTACGTGCGGGGCATCACCCCGGCGCACATCGCGATCACCGAGGGCTACACGGGCGGCTGGCTCGTGGGAATCGCCGATCTCGACCAAGACAATCTGTGACCCCGCCCACCTTCGACCATAGGCTTCAACTGTGAAACACCGGCAACTCACCTACGGGCATCCGGTGCCCCAGAGCTTCTTCGACGCCTTCGAGGAGTTCATCTCGACGCTCGCGCCGAACTTCGTGCTGTCGATTCCACAGGGCTCAAACAACCAGGTGCAGATCGTCGCGGGTAGCGGCAACGCACAGGTGGGGATCGGGATCGACGGACTATGGCGGTACATCGCGGCTCCGATCAACACCCAGGTCACCGGCCCGGCGGGCACCTACGACCTGTTCGTCACCTGCGGCGACAACAACTTCGTGACGAACCCCAGCCCACCACCGCCGGAATCCGACAACACGAGCTACGCCTTCGGCCTGACCGCCGTCACAGCAGGACAAACCCCCACGATTGGCGGCGGCGTTACCCACTACCGCCGTGTCGGGCAGGTCGTCACTGACGGCACCCGCATCCTCGCGCTACGCCAACTGCTCGGCGAGGTGGACGGCCAGCAGCTTCTGCAACCCGGCATGATCCAAAGCACCGCCGCCGCAACCGTCCCGCCCGGCTGGCTGCTGTGCAACGGAATTGCGGTATCGCGCGTCACCTACTCGGCGTTGTACGCCGCGCTCGGCGGACCGAACTCCCCGTGGGGGCAGGGCGACGGGTCCACGACCTTCAACGTCCCAGACCTCCGGGGCAAGGTGCAGGTCGGCGCGGGTGCGGGTCCTGGGCTCACGAGCCGCTCGCTGGCAGGGGTAGGCGGCGCAGAGACGGTCACGCTCACGACCGCGCAGATACCGGCCCACAGTCACGGAGTCAGCGACCCAGGGCACGCTCACGGCCTCACCATCAACGGGGCGTACACCGGGGTGTCCGTCAACGGCGCTCCCACCGGCATCTACGACTCCGGGCACGGCCACACCCAGTGGGGCGCGGACACCCATTGGACCTACGGCGGCGGTTCCTTCAACACGCCGACCGTGATTGGCTCGTGGGGCGGCAACGACCACGGGACCGCCGCCGTGTCGGCCGCGATCCAAGACCCCTGGCACGCCCACGGCATCTCTGACCCGTCCCACGGTCACGGTGGCAGCATTGCCGCCGCCGGCACAGGCGTCAGCACCCAGAACAACGGCAGTGGCGGTTCGCACGAGAACATGCCGCCGTGGGCAGCGGTCACGGTCATCATCAAATACTGACCAAAAGCTAGCTCCTGTTATGCTCTAAGCCGCCTACCGGAAACGCCGAGATCCCCACTCCTCGGTCGGGATTGAACGGCTCGGCAGCCGGTATATCGCGAAGCGACCCGCTACGGACCCCGGTTCCGGCGGGTCGTTTCCCGTTCAGGGTCAGAATGCGTTGACGTGCACGGCGATGATGACGACGATCACGAGGATCGCGACGAGCATCAGGAACGACAGCAGGGGGATGTCGATGCGCATACCCCTCCTACTACCCGGAAACACCCCTCAGGGCTTGCCCGGCGGCTCTCTAAGCGGCGTAGCCAGCTTCCCGCTTGGCCTGCCACCTCTGGAAGCTCTCGCGGCTTCCAGCGACCGTCCAGATCGTCACGCCCACCTGCCGGTCGTAGATGTTGCACTGGCCGTCGGTGCTCGCGACCTCAAGACGCTGTGTTCCCTTGCGATCCACCACGTACACCGGGTCTACGCAGTGGGGCCACCCCGCCGCGTTGTGATGCTTGTGGAGGTCGAACGCATCGAGCGAGGAGAAGTGCCGACCGCACTCCCCGCAGTGGTATTTGCAGGGGCGTCTAAGCGGCTGGGACCGGGGCATCCTCGACCACTTCGCCCTCGATGGGGATTGAGCCGCCGTGCTTGAGTACGTAGTCCACCACCTGCTGAAGGATCTCGGTGCGCTTCACCTGGTCCACGCCCGCGAGCGTCAGCCGGATCTTCTGCGGCAGGAAGCTGCCGGGCCGCACCCGGTTCGCCTCCGCGAACGCGATCTGGAGCCGCTTCGCTAGCTCCGGGTCTGGACCCCAGTCGGGCTCCTGGCCCATCGGCTCCTGCTCCACGATCCCGCCGAGCTTCTCGTCGTACCGTGCGCCGACCTCGTCCTCCGGGACCAGGCCAGTGATCGAGAACGCCTTCCGCAACGCCATCGACTCCGCGACCTTCAAAATCATCGCGTCCGGGTACTGGCCCCACGACTTGTTTGACCGCCGGTAGCTGGAGTGCTTAGCCAGGAAGAACGTTGGGCGACGGCCCTCGCGGAACACGCGGCACCACGCGCCGATGATGTCCTGCTTCATCCGCTT